ATGGAGAAGTAAAGGCAATAGAACTCAACGACACTCAGGGTTTTGATGACGATGAGACGAAGGCGTATAACATGCTCGTGAAGCATGTAGAAAAGAAGTCGTAGGTATGCGATTTATTCCAATGCCGGGTGTAGTGCTGGTAGAACCCATCAAGGACGACTCTGTAATGCAGACGACGGGTAGGGACTATACAAACGCGGCAAAGATAGTCTATATACGGGAAAAGGACTTTCTTCGAGAAATGGGCTGGAAAGAAGGAGACATTGTATTCTATGACGAATACGCCTACCGACGCTTCGAGCACGAAGGAAAGGAGATTTTCGCGGTAGATACCCGGGGCGATGGTATTTGGTTTATAGGTAAAACACAAGATGATGAACATATCACCCCAGAGCCTCTGCAAAAGGAAAGGCTACCTACATCAGTACAGACTGGTACTGCAAACGGACAATGGAATCTTGGAGAGGTGCCTCCGGTGCAATAAGAAGCTATTTACCCACAATTCAACCCCCGCAGATATCTATGGACTCCACCACCAGCGTGAAACAATCCAACAATTCCATCCCCGGTTCCGATTTGAACATCGTACCAAGCGTGAACTACCTAAAGGGTTCTGAGGCCCGCGAAGCCCTTATACGGGGCGTGAACGCGGTCAATGCGGCGATAGCCCCTACCATAGGCGCAAAGGGTCGTGATGCCCTACTTGGCGCATTTGAATGGCCTTATTCCATCAGTACGAATGATGGTGCTTCCATAGCGGAAAAAGTGAAGTGTGCTGACCCCTATGAGAATATGGGTGCAAATATCCTTAAAGAATCTATCGGCCGGGCAAACAAGGAATCCGGCGATGGCTCCACCACTACATGCATCCTCACGGCAGCAATCCTCAAGGAGGGCATGAAGTATGCGGAAACCACTACCGACTTTAAGGCAGAATTGAATGCCTGTCTCCCTATGGTTCTTGAATCCATAGACAAACTTACTCAGGAAGTGAAACCGGAAGATGTATGGAAAGTTGCCGCGACCTCTGCACAGGATAAGGAAATGGGCAAATTAATCGGAGAAATATACCAGAAGATAGGCAAGGAGGGAGTTATTTCCTGGGAACCGGCACCGCACGACGGTACTACTTATGAAATTAAGGATGGCGTGGAGCTTCGAGGCGTTGGCTTCATCCATCCCACTTTCATAAACGCAAATGGTCAAGGACCAGTAAACGACCCACGGAAGGGAGATAGAATCATCGTCAACGACGCCCACATCCTCATTAGTGCAGAGAAGATAAGCAATTCCTCCCAGCTTGAGCCATATGTCTCAGGACTTCTTAGAAATGGAATAAAGGAGATGGTCTTGTTCTGCGACGACATAGACCCCATAGCTCTTGCGGAGATAGAACTCACGGGTCTCGGCATAGACAAGTTCGGTCAGCCCGCTAAACAGTTCCGGGTTATTGTCCTTCGTGCACCAACCCTATGGAAAGACTGGATATACGAGGACTTCGCGTATATGACTGGAGCAACTATCTTCGGAGCGGGACTTCAGGCACAGTTCAAGGGCGGCGCGTCCCTCTCATGGCTCGGTTTCGCAGAGAAACTTATCATCAAACGCGGCTCAACCGACGTAATCGGCACCAAAGACCTCACAGATTACATAGCAACCCTCAAAGAAGCAGCCTTCGACCATCAGGAGTACGAAAAGCGGGTGGAATGGCTTAACTCAAAGGCAGCGGTAGTAAAAATGGGAGCAAGAAGCGAAGTAGAACTCACGTACAAGCGTCTTAAGTTCGAGGACGCAAAGAACGCCGCAAAGATGGCTCTCAAGGGCGGAGTTGTCCTCGGCGGTGGCTACGTCCTCACCAAGGCGGCAGAAGCGATAGATAATCCTATCCTTAGAGTCGCGCTCCAAGCCCCAACCACCCAAATCATCCAAAACGGCTGTGATATAGATTGGGAAGAACTAGAAAAACAAGGAATCTACGATGCCGCAGACGTGCCAAAAAACGCCATAAAAGCAGCAATATCAGTCGCCGGAACGGTTCTTAATTGCAGCACCATCGTACCTCTCGAACACGAGCAGAAATACCGCTAACCCATGCTTATAAAACCCTGCGAAAAATGCGATAGAAAAAGACTCTGGTTCCTTATAAAAAAGAGATGGTACACCCATCCTATAGGAGGAAAGGTGAAGAGCGAGCTTGCGATTTGCGGGAAGTGCGGGAATATACTAAAGCGACTATTCGTCTCAATGAAAGATGGAGGAAAAGGAAACTGATAATCAGTCAAATAACAGACCTTGGCTATGGAAGAAAGGCCAGAGTGGTAATCCTGCAGGCCGACCTAAGGGGAAGACCCTCAAAGAATATTCACGAGAATATCTGGCGGCAATGACGGATGAGGAACGCCAGGATTTTCTTGACGGCCTTCCAAAGCTCGAAATATGGAAGATGGCCGAGGGGAATCCTGACTCTAAGACTGAAACCACTCAGGTGAAGAAGTATCGTCTTGACGACCCTGAGGCGCAGAAACTCGCTGATGACCTTGAAAAACTACAAAAAGCCAAGTCTGGATGATATCCGGGCCGCAATAGAACTAAAGCCCTCTCTTTGGGTAGAGGGAATGGTAAATGAATCCGGCGCTCCGCTTGAATTCAAGAACCACAGGTTCATGCTGGATATCTATAATGACCTTTCCCCACTTCAAATAATCCTCAAGCCCCCGCAAGTCGGGGCAACGGTAATGAATGTTCTAAAGGCTCTTTGGGTAGCCTCCCACCTCAACAAGCAGATAATCTATACCCTCCCTACTGCCTCAGACATGTATGAGATGGTGGGTTCTGGATTCAATAGAATCATCGCCCAGAACCCTGAACTACGGCAGTTAGTAAGCGAGAACGACACGATGGACCACAAGCAGGTGGGCGGGGGACTTATCCGATTCCGAGGCACTTTCTCTGCGAAACAAGCGATGATGGTGCCTTCGGACTTAAACATCCATGACGAGGTAGATGCCTCCGATGGAGCTATAATCACACAATATGAAACACGCCTCCAAGCAAAAGCAGACGGAATGCGATGGTACTTCAGCCACCCCTCAGTCGCAGGACACGGGGTTGACATCTACTGGCAGCAAAGCGACAAGAAGGAGTGGTTCGTCACCTGCGGAGAATGTGGCAAACAGCAAGAACTTGTTTGGCCAGATAGTGTGGATACAGGACGTGGAATTTATGTTTGCCGATATTGTCGCGGAGAAATTAGTGAACAGGATAGGATTCAAGGTGAGTGGAAATCTACTAGCGACGGGCAATTCTCGGGCTACCACATCAGCCAGTTAATGTGCCCTTGGATTCCTGCCTCCAAAATCATAGAAGCCTACGAAGACCAGAATAAGACCAAGCAATACTTCACGAACTATGTCCTAGGGCTTCCTTACGCGGATTCCGAGGACATCATCACTGAAGCTCAAGTCCTCCAAAACGTATCCAGCGACTTCAACTCTCAGGAGGACAGGGTAATCATCGGAGTAGATACTGGCCTCCCTATCTGGTATGTGATGATGAATAAAGACGGGGTATTCCATTGGAACAAATGCGACCTCCCACGAGCAGACTACGACCCCTATAAGGCCCTTGAAGGGTTCCTACAGCGTTGGCCTAAGAGCATCATGGTTATGGATGGGCACGGAGATAATACAGGGCCGAGACAACTTCAAGCGAAGTATCCAGGTCGGGTATATATGGCCTTCTATCGCAAAGACCGCAAGACCCAGCAGATGATTAAGTGGGGCGAGAATGAGGAACTAGGTTCGGTCATCATCGACCGCAACCGCATGATTACCATGGTCGTGGAACAGTTGAAAGAGGGTGATAGATACAAGCTCAATGGGACGCGAGAAGAGGCTAAAATCCTTGCCCGGCACTTCGCCAACATGATTAGAAAGAAGGAAGAAACTCCCTACGGCATAGAGTACAAGTGGGAGAAGAACCAAGGGGCACCAGACCACCTAGCTCACGCTATGGTATTCGCCCTTGCTGGGTATGACCGATTCGGAGGCTTACCTGAAGTCATAGGCTCAAACACCTTCAACCTCGGTATCCCACAAGGCCTTGATATAAACCGAATTACCGGCGCAGACCTGCTACGATATAAGAAATATGGTAATTGAACCTAAGGAGGTAATTCTTGCCAGGCAAGCAAAGGCGTTCAAGCTCCTTACGATGGCCAGAGCATGGCACTTACGCAAAGGAAGCGCGACCATCCACTTCGATGCACAAGGAGAACCGACGACCGTAGAGGTTCGTTCATTCACTTACGGAGAAGTTATGCACACCCCGAAAGGAGGTAATGACTTGACTATTGTGATATAAATACTCTGTTCTCCGCCTAACAACAAAACAAGGGCGGTCTTCCCAACCACGGGAAGACCGCCATTTACTTTTATACAAATGGCTCTACGCGGCGACCAGCTCAATGTCCTCGGCCCCGCCCAGTTAGTTTCTGGGCGTACTAATCGTGTAGAAGGAACAGACAACGACCGCACCGAACCAGAGGATGAGCTGGAGTTGAATATGACTAACAGCGAGCTTATTGCGCTCGCTGACCTCTGGGAACGACAATTTAAGGCATACGACGGCAAGCTACAGAAACGCCGTAAGACCAATAAGCTCTATTATCTCGGCCGCCAGGGACAACAGGAAAATGCCCTCGATGGGGCAAGCGTCCCCGACAACATAATCTTTGAGGCCACCGAGACCTTCTTGGCGCAAGCTCTCGCCCGAAACCCGGACCCTGTGGTGTATGCGGACAACACGGATGCCGGGAATGAAGAGGCAACCTCAGTCCGCACGATGCTCGTTCATTTGGCCGATTCTCTCGTGCTTCGGCAGAAGATGAAGATGATGGTGCGCCACTGGAATATCTACTTCCTCGGCATCCTGAAGCACGGGTACGACAACTCCATCCATGAGATTTCAACAGAAGTGCGGAATCGCCAGAATTTCCTTCTTGACCCAGCGGGGTATGTAGATGAATACGGAGACTTCGTGGGCTGGATAGGGGAAAAGATTACTGCCCCGGCCTCTGTTTTGGCCGAAATGTGCCCTGACCACGAGCAATTTATCAGCGAAAGCGTGGAGTACAAGATGGGAACCTCTATCACTTGGACTGAATGGTGGACGGATGACTACACGTTCACCACGTACAAAAAGAATGTCCTCGATAAGTCTAGGAACCCGCACTTTAATTATCCGAGAAAAATCCCCGAGGATAGCGGAGATATGGTGGAGATGGTGCTGAAGGAAGGGAAGAACCATTTTGCGCGCCCAAAGAAGCCCTATACCTTCCTCTCGGTCTATTCATTCCAGGAACAGCCGGACGATGAAACGACGCTTATAGAGCAGAATCAAAGGAACCAGGACTACATTACCGAGCGCAGTAAGCAGATGGCCTCGAACCTGAGGAAGGCCAATAATGGCCTCGTATTTAACCTCGGAGCCGGGTATGACGAACAGAAGGCTACCCAAGCAATGCAGGGTATTGAGGATGGAACAGGCGTACTTGAACCCGTTGCAAATTCCGTCCGTCGTATGGAAGCCCCTTCGATTCCCGAAGCCTTTTTCAAAGAACAGGACGGCCGTATTGAACGCCTCCGCTCTATCTACGGCACTCTCGGCACTACAGCAATTCAGCAGAATGAAGAGACCACGGCTCGCGGGATGATATTGAACCAGCAACGTTCCGCAGACCGCATCGGCGGGACGATTGGCGATTCCCTGAACCAAGTCGCTTCCGCAACCTTCAACTGGTGGGTACAGCTCATGCACGTCTACTACACCGAGAACCATATGGCAGCAGTTATGGGTAAATTGCAGTCTGTTGAGCAGGCAGCACTCTCCGCAGAAGCCTTTACTCGCCGTCTCGTGGTCATGGCGGCCCCAGATTCTACTCAGCCGAAAGACCCGATTACCGAGGCAAATCAAGCTCTTGCCCTCTACGAAGCAGGACTACCGATAGACCCAAAGACCGTTCTCACCCTCATGGATATTCCTGACGTAGAAAGCACGATTGAAGGCGGTATCCTCTTTAAGAACGCACTTCCGCAGTACATACAGTCAAACTTCCCTGAACTTTCCCAGATGCTCCAGGGTGCCCCTCAGCCAGGTGGTGCGCCTCCTGGTGAGCCAGGGCCGAACGTGGCCGTCCCCTCGCCTGACATAGCGACGACGGGTGCGCCTCCGGCAAGTGCATCCCTCAGTCAGGTTCCCATTAACACTCCTTCATTACCTAAATAACTTATGACTAGAAGAAATAATATGTCTTTTGAAGAAGAACACGGCATGAAAGAGAAGGTCAAAGACGCCAAGAAGCGTTCCAAGGCCATTGAGAAGTGCCGCAAGATGCACGGCGTAAAACACTAAGTATGAACGACATCAAACCCTCCAAGTGGAAGACCAATGAGTTCGCCAAGAAGTACACCCATACCCTGAAAGGTCGAGAGGAATCTAGGGCGCACCACGCGAATATGAAGCAGATTAAGGGCGATATCCGCTCCGGCGCGATTAAGAAGGCTAAGAAGAAATAGTATGGACAAGGTCAAAAAGGTCATGCACGAGTTCAAGGAAGGGGAACTTCACTCTGGCTCAAAGTCCGGCCCGACCGTCAAGAACCGCAAGCAGGCCATCGCCATCGCTTTATCGGAGAAACGGAAGGCGGCCATTAGCAAAGCAAAGAAATAGTTATGCCACATTTACCCTCAAATGTAGAACCTACAAGGTTCATAAAATCTGCGAAGGATAAATCAATTCATCGCCATAGTAAGAAAGAAGATAAGATTCACCTATTCAAGCCAAAGGAAGGCGGAGGCTTTAGGAAAGCAACTCGTGAAGAAGGAAAATCATTCCGTAGAGGAGAACTTAGGCATAACGCGATGTTAAAAGCAAGAAATAAATATGAATAAACGAAGCAAATCAAAGAAATAACCATGGAAAAGAGACACAAAGCGATAGAGAAGAGTAAAAAGATGGGGAAGAAACCAAATGTTTATCGTTCTCTCATCCGTGGGACTGAAGGAAAATACAGCGGATATTCTCATCATCCCGATTACAAGGCCGGAGATGATATTCGTGTAAAACCTAAGAAATAACCCCGTTTAAGTCTCCAGTACGGGTCGAAGAAGGAGACTCCACTTGTTGTGAGACGCTTCAGTGGGTAAACACGAAGCAATTATTAAGGGGCGGTATCCAATCCAGCTCCAAGCACCTGAAATACGGTTAACACACAAAGGTTATGAACAAAGCAGCAGAAGACTTCTTCGCCAATCTACCGAGCGAGAAGGAAGCAGAAGGTGAGAACTTCGATATGTTCAAGGAGGCCGCGCCTGAAAAGGACAAGACTCCTGAGCCAGTTGAAGAGGTGAAAGAGGAACCAAAAGAAGAGCCTATTGAGAGTGAACGCAAAAAACCTCTTAGGAGCGAACGTCGCGCTGAAAAGCAGACGCAATATGCCCTACAGCAACTTCAGGAGGAACGTGAGGCGAGAATCAGGCTCGAAGAACAGGTCAAAGCACTTGCTACGCAAAATAAAGTAGAAGTAGACCCCGACATCAAGAGACTGCTCACCGAAACAAAAGACCCTGAAGAGGCAACCCAGATATTCAACAGCCTCCTGAATAAGGCCGCAGAACGCGCCCGACAGGAAGCCAGAGAAGAATGGAAAAACGCCCAGGCGGAAGGAGAAGGCGAAGTCAATGCAATGGCCGATAACATCCAGGACCGGCTTGAAGCCATCGAAGACCGATACGGCGTAGACCTGACCGAAGATACCGCCACTCGCAACAAATTCCTCGACTTCGTTGAATCCATCGCCCCTGAGGACTCCGACGAGCTTCCCAACATGAACACGGCGTGGCGTCTGTTCCAACAGACACAAAAAGCCCCGCCTGCTCAAGTGGAACGCAAGGCGGCAATTTCCTCTCGCGGCATGACGCGCTCAGTGAAGCCCATTCCTGAAGGAACCAACCTCAAACCTATGACCTTCGATAACCTTAATCGCGGTAAGTGGTGGGATAAGATTCGCGGCTCAAATTAAAAACTTATCAGCTTAGTAAATTACTAGCATGGGAAATCAACCCAATAGTTTTGTAACGGCGACGACTAACCAGTACCTCACTCCGAGCTTCATGGATATCGTCCTCCGTGACAACTTCTTCTTCGGGGAACTCCTGCGGAACTCTCGTACCTTCAAGGGTTCCCAGGTGCTCCAGCCGTTCAAGTACCAGAAGGGCGTGGCTTCGGTCGCATTCTCTGGTTTTGACGTGCTCCCGATTACGCAGCTCCCGCAGTTCGTAAACGGTGTCTATTACCCGTCGTTTGTAGCGACCAACATTGCCCTCGCAGGCTCCGACCTCTCGGTCAACAAGACCCAGGAGAAGGTGCTTGACCTCATGAAGGCGATGATGGAAGACCGCGCTCAGGATGCAGCCGATAGAGTATTGTCGGCTCAGCTATCGCCCATTCAAGTAAAAGACTTGATACTGGCGTAAATCGAAAAATCCCCTCTGATACGGAGAACCCTGAAATTGGGAACTCCCGGCAAGCTAAAAGCTCTTTGACAGGTTAGTATGCAACTGATAACATTGGTTGCATGAAGAAAGATAATCAGGCCAAGTACGCATATCTTGCAGGACTTCTTGATGGTGATGGCTGTATTTCCATACGGCACAATACCGGAAAAGAACGTAACCCTCGTTACAAAGGCCATAACGTATCCATCATCATCACTCAAAAGGATGGGAGGATAATGGATTGGCTCTTTGGGAACTTCGGTGGAAGTGTACATGCTCATTTTGACCATCATCGGAGGCAAGGAAACTTCATCCATGAATGGACTCTACGAGCAAAGAAAGCTGGCGACCTCTTGAAAAAGATAGAGCCGTTTCTTGTGTACAAACGCGAACAAGCACAGATAGCAATTCGTTTCCAAGAACGTCTGACAAATGGAAATAAGGAACGTCTTACGGGAAATAGAAACGCACTTGGTCAACTCAATCCACTCATGGTAAGCGACCACGAAATCGCTCTCCGCGAAGAAATGATGCAGAAAATCATGGACTTGAAAAAGGATATACGTCTTTCTTTTCATACTAACTTGCAAAGTAAAAAGCATTTATCGCAGCCTGAACGACTGAGTGAGGGGACGCTCAAAAAGAGCGATGCTACAGTCTGAACTTACGAGAACATAAATCGTAAGAGGAACATCCGAAGCGGTGTTCCCCCGCAGAAGTGCGGAGTAACAAATTGGATATCGGCAACATGCTTCAGGGCACCGGCCAGCTCTTCGGCGGCAAGGAGCCTATGGGCCTCACGGGTATCGTTGACGACGGAACCAACCTTGCGACTTACGCAGGTTTGTCTCGCGCGACGTACGCTGGTCTTAACGGCTATGTGACGACTGCTACGAACAGCATCATCACGCTCTTGCAGATTCGTTCTGCTTGGAACCAGATTGCAGACGGCCCGGTTGCCCCGGATGTATCCATTACGGACTACACCACCTGGGGTTACTTGGAAAACCTCCTCAACTCGTTCCAGCGCAACAACTACAATCAGGGCGACCAGAAGTCCCTTCGCGCAGGCGCAGGCTACCGCTCCCTTATGTGGGATGGTATCGAAATCTTCCGCGACAAGAAGATTACCTCTGGCTACCTCTACCTCCTCAACATGAACTATCTCCATTGGGATAGCCTCAAGTGGTGGGAGGGTGAGGCCATCAGCCCGAAGGCAGTTGACATCGAAGGCAACGTCTACGAAGCCGACCACTACGACCCGAAGGGGGCATTCGTGTGGACGGACTGGATTAAGGCGTACAACGCTGCGACGGTCAACGGATTCATCATCCTTGGCGGCCAGGCGGTCTGTACGGCTCCGCTTCGTAACGCGGTCATCACGGGCATCTCTGGCTCGTAGGACTGATTACTAACTAATGTTGACCGTCAAATCCTCCTCTAACGAGATTCGAGGACACGGCACCTAAACAACATGTCAGCACCACATCAGTCTCCGGGCTATTCGCTTCCGTCATTCCGACAGAAGCAGTTGAACACGACGACGTGGGGTTCGGGCGGTAACTCGGTTACCATCTCTGACCCTTATATCTTCGCTAATTCAACCGTCCTCGCATACGTCACCGGCTCCTCGGCTCAGGCCGCAGGCAACTGGTCGTATACAGTGACGGAAGGCCAGTGCGTCATTACCAGCTCGGATGCGGAAAGCTCTACGCTTCCTATCGCTTATATCGTCCTCTAGTATGAAAACTACTCTCACGGTAGTGGGTATCGTGCTTGCGGCGGCAATAGGCGTTGCAGCGTACCTTCACGCAGATGCGCTTAAATCGTTCGTATCGTTCGGCTCGGCAGCGGGAAGCTCGTTCAATAGCGCAAAAGTTGCTGCTATAAACATCAACCCGCGTAGCATTACGTCCACCTCTACGTCGCTTTATAACAGCGATGCAAGCGACCGTATTGTGACCGATGCCTTCGTTACGTGCTCCGGCCTTACCAACATGTTCGGCGCAACTTCAGCAGGACTTTCTACCTATCAGTGGTATGCGGCTACTTCGTCGGTTCCCGCCCCTACCGCCTCGGTAGCAAACGTTCCGCTCGCTGCAATGAACACCACGGTAGCGACCTCATCGGACAACGGGTATACGGCAACCACTACCTACACCAACGCCTTCGCTCGTCGCTGGAACTCTGGAACCTACATGATTTTCCAGACCAACGGCACGAGTTCTGCGGCAACGTGTCAGGCGGGTGTCCATTACCTCGCGCTCTAATTACCAACCTAATAACTTAAAAAATGTCTCGACTTACTAATCCCGGACAAGGTTCCCCGATTGAGGTCTACACGACCAACTCGAATCCGGGCTCGACGGTATACAACTACCAGGATGGCCAGTTCTCGACGATGGCGGGTATGCGCTTCTCCTCGCAGGAAGGTCGCCAGTGGGCGATTGTAGCGAACGGCAGCTCTGCTCTTGCGGCAGGGAAAATGGTTGCTGCTCCGACTGCTATTGCCGACCATGTTGGTCGCACGGTTGCGTCCTTCACGGCCTACAGTGCAAACGGCAATCAGCCTGCGACGGTTACCTTCACGGTGGGCGCTACGGCAGTGTACTCAAACCAGTATGCTGGTGGGCTTCTCATCGTGGAGACCAACACGGGCGCGGGCCAGACGCTCAAGATTGCCTCCAACACGGCAGTCGCTGCTTCTGGTACTGTCTCGGTCACCCTTGAGAACCCGGATGGTCAGAATATGACCGCACTCGATACCACTTCGACGGTGTCTCTGTATGCTCCGCGCTACGGCTCGGGCCAGCAGATGTACAACAACAGTGGTACGGCGCAGTCGCTTGCAACTGGTGGTGTGATTCTCAATCCGCACACGGCAGGTAATGCTAATGCGATTGGTGTCTCAACCTATGCAATCGCGGCTTCTACCTCTACGTTCGCCTCGTTCGGCCTTATTCAGACCTATGGTCCGGTAACCATCCTCAACGATGCAAATACGACCGCTGGTCTTGATATCATGCCGTCCACGAACACGGATGGCGCGGTAATGACCTATGCGGTTGCTTCGGGCACCCGTGTCGGTCGTGCAATAGAAACTGGAACGAGTACGCAGTATTCGCTCTGCTTCCTCCAGCTCTAGTTTCTCCATCCTGCCCGTTGTCATGGGCGGGCAGGAATGGGGACGTTAGCCCCAGGTTATAAGGTTAAAAACAGGTTATGGAACTACTCAACAAACAAGGTGCTGTGCCTCAGGTATCGCGTGAATTTAACGGTCAGTTCGTCTTCAGCAATCCCGATACGGAAGACTTCACGGGTATGTGGAATGGGACTGCCTATAGCTTCAAAGCTATGAGCACGAGCCCCTTCTACATCCTCGACGCCAACCCTATCGAGACGCAGGAAATCAGGAAGCAGTTTGCTCGCAAGCTCGGAGAGCGTATGTTTGGCAAGACCAAGGTATACGAGAAGCTCGAAAAGGACAGTGAAGGCAAGCCGGTTCCCCGCTTCTATGACTATGCGAAGGAGATTCAGCCGTTCGTAGACCAGTGCTTGAAGCCGTTGCCGAAGGCAGAGCCGGTCATTAAGCGTACGACCCAGAAGCGTCCTGAATTGAAGATTGACCCTAAGACGAAGAAGCCTGCTGTGCGCGTGTACGGCGAGGACGACCAGGGCAGCACGTCTCTCGTGGGAGAGGCTGAGAACGCAGGAGAAATCTAGCTATGGCTCTTCTTCTCACTCCCCGCGAGCGGGAAGCAGAACGCCAAAAAGCACAGGAGAGGCTTGCGAAAGAAGCTACCATCCTCGGCACCAAGGTTGATGAGCTTCGAGAACTTGAGCAGTCGAGCAAAAAACGCCTCCAAGACTTCCAGGAAAAGGCATTCGCCAAGTTCCAAGATGAGCAGGAGGAGCGAAAAGCAACCCTCGCAAAGCTCGATGCCGACATCGAAAGGAAGCAGAAAGAATGGACGAAGCTCCTTGAACCTCTGGATAAACAGTTTGCTCTCTATGTGAAGACTGAACGGGAGAAAATAGAGGCAGAACAGGTTCGGCAATCCACCTTCTCCGCGAAATTGGACAAGCGAGAGGCCGAACAAGTGCTAAAATCAGAGCAACAAGCAAAAAAAGAGGTTGAATTAGCGCAGGAAGTTTCTCATCTCGCCGCCCTTCGCACTTCCGTAGAAAAAGATAAGGAAAATGCCATCCAGATTCTCGCTTCAGCCACAAAAGAGGCACAAAATCTCGTCTCTGTAGCAAAAAGTGCTAAGAAAGAGGCCACCGACGCCCTTCAAAAAGCACAAATCGTTCTCCGAGACGCTGAATTAAAGAAAAATGCCCTTGACCTTCGTGAAAAAGAACTTGATGACCGAGAACTTGCAGTCATCGTCAAAGAACTTGAGTGGTATTCCCCCGTTAAAAAACCTTTATCAGATAATAAACAACAATGATTGCAACAAACATGTCGTGGCAGCCGCTCAATATCACCGGGCAGGCAACTACGGTCGTGAAAGCTGCGCCAGGGGTACTCCATACGATTACCTTCAACAAGCCAGTGGCGACGGCAACGGTAACTATCTATGACCATCCGAGCGCGGCAAGCGGTACTAAAATCGGTACGATTACCGTCCCAGCCTCGCCGCAACCGGTAACACTCGCATACGACGTGAACTTCCAGAAAGGACTCACGATAGTTACGGGAGTCGCAGACGAAGACATTACCATTTCGTTCGCCTAGCCATGGCTATCTACGCCGAACAGACAAGTCCATTAATGCGGGACCAGAATGGTGCACCAGTAGATGAGGGATATCGTACCCTCACCTCTGATTCTGTTACCGTCACGACAGCTGGAGTTCCTGTGCAGCTTTCAGCAATGTCATCTCAGGCGAAACGGCTTGATATAACTGCCGACTACAGCAACAGTGACATGATAGTTATTGGCGGTTCTGGCGTGGTTGGGCCAGCTATGGGCAGGAAAGGCGTTCCTCTCGCCCCAGGGAATACCTACACTTTCTACATTACCGACCTTGCTTTGGTATGGGTTGATGCGGCCGTAGATGGGCAAAAGGCGACGTACAACGTCTTCTATTAATGGCGGTACGAACCGAAAAAACTGAGACTGGAACGGATATCGTCATTGACGGGTTCGAGAAGGGTATTGCCTCTTCGCCGCATTTCGGCATCGCCAATATACAGAACGCGAACATCTCTACGGAACTCGGGGAAGTAACGGCGTCTTTTGTTCGAGAAAATCAGGTCGTACAAGAAACCATTTCAGGTGGAACACTGACTTTTGATTCGTCGGGAGGGAATACCACAAAGCTCGATGCCCCCGCAGACCTCTATGCAGGTAACTGGATAGATGTAACTGCTGCAACCGCAACTATTTATGCGACCACCGCAGATTTCTCCTATCTCGCTGTAGCAGGCGGCGGCGCGGGAGGCGGCAGCAACGCAGGCGCAAGTACAACTGCTTCGGGCGGTGGCGGTTCTGCCGGAGAAGTAGCAACAGGAACCCATACCAGTGGCCTGGGCGCATATTCCATAACCGTAGGAGGTGGTGGAACAGGTGGCGCAACTGATGGGGGTACGGGTTCTGATTCCGTACTTGGTACGGTAGTTACGGCGGCGGGCGGCGGCGGCGGAGGTGCCGGAGCCACCACTGGAGCCAGTGCAGGAAATGGTGGAACTAACGCATACGGCGGCGGTGGCGGAGCACCCAAGTCATCGGGTACAGCAGGAACCGGAGCTACTGGAACCGTAGCCCATCAGGGAGGTTCTGGACAGGTAGAGTCGTCAATGCCAGCGGGTGGCGGCGGCGGAGGTGCATCTGCTAATGGCGCAAATGCTGCTGACGTTGGAGGAGGAAACGCAAATGGCGGTAAGGGAGGTGACGGCACTGCTAGTTCTATAACTGGCTCTTCGGTTACTTACGGAGGTGGAGGCGGTGGTGCAGGTCTTACTCCTGGTTCAGGAGGCGCAGGAGGCGGCGGCGCAGGTGCTTTGGGCGGTGTTGGCACGGCAGGAACTGCGAATACAGGAGGTGGCGGAGGCGGTTCGAGTCGAAACGGAGGTGGCGACACGAATCATAACGGAGCAGATGGAGGCTCCGGTATCGTCGTTATACGCTATCTATCAACCGATATGACCGCGACGGGCGGGACGATAACGACCGATGGTTCGTATAAGGTCCATACGTTCACCACAAGCGGCACGTTTACGGTTACCTCCGTAACCCGTGAAATCGCCCTTCCGACCGGAAGTTATTATGTTTCATACAAAGACAGCACGCCTCAGGTGAAGATTTCAGAACACTACGACCCGTTCTGCGATAATGCAATTACATTCGTGTCTTCAGGAACGCTTACGTTCAACCTCACTAAGGTGTTCGGGAACCCTATCTCTAAGGCGACTGAACGCTATGCTGACGATACGCAGAACCAGTATCGGTACTACATCCTGGATGACGCGGGGTACGTCTGGGTGCGTGACACCGCCGTATATGACGATTCCTTGGCGAATGCAGGCATAGGGATTAACTGGATACTTCCTGACCCGACAACGTATTCAAACCCGGCAAACAGCATCGCTGTATTGAACGGCTGGCTTATGTGGCTGAATACGATACAGATTTACGGGAAACCCACTTGCAACCTCGGGGAACAGTTCGAGCTTCTCGACAATGCGTATATGAATAATAAGTTCCCGACGCATAAGAATAATGCATACGTTGGGACTACCTCATTCATGTACTGGTGTGATGGGAACTATATAGGAGGGATGCATCCCGATATAACATTAGTGACTGGTGCAACCGCATCGGTAAACCTCCAGTCGTACTGCTCCTATTCTGCTTCCTCAACGATAGGAACAGTCAGTGCAATATTGTCTGGTGCTTTCCCATATCTAACAGATTCAACGGGAGCAGAAGTTAGGGTGCCAGCTGTATTCTTCACAGACGAGTATGGGACACAACCAACAAATCTTACTGTGGAGACGATTTACTATATCGGTCAAGCTACTCCCGCAACAGGAACCTTCTCGGTGTACGCAGCGGCAACGGGCGGTTCAGCAATAAACATAGAGACTGGTGCAGCAGGGAATCAATATTTCAACACGTTCTATCCCGTTGGGAGCGATGCGGGTATATTCGGTACTAACGCCACAGTAGCGTTCATTCCACAAATGCTTGCACTTCCTGTATTTGAGACTGCACAAGTCATAACTCAGGTCGGCTCTCAGATTCTAATAGGCTGTAAAGGGAATATAGTTTATCCCTGGAATGGAGTTGACCAGGGGCCGAGTTCTATAATCTCTCTACCAGAGAGCAATGTTCAGTATATGTTGACGGTAAACCAGGTTGCTTATATGTTCGCAGGAAATCAGGGGAACATCTACATCACGGACGGCTCTCTTGCCTCGCTCGTCTTAAACCTCAGCGACTACCTTGCGGGCGTGCCGGGAAGTCCTGGAACCTATATAGAATCCACCTACACCTGGAGCGATTCTATGTACCTACGCGGAAGAGTCTATTTCTCCGTTAAAGACCAAACTTCCACTAAGACTGGGAACTGCGGTGGTGTCTGGTCATTCGTCCCCACCCAGAATCTCGCAAGCGACCAAGAAACCGGCCTCGCGCTCCGCCTTGAAAGCCAGAACTCCTATGGAACTTACAACGGAGCCGCAGCCCTTCTTATTCCGAATGCTGTACAGAACGCCCAGCAGCCCCTCTATTGGAGCGCATGGTACTCAAGCGTGTCCGCCCCTACCTATGGTATTGACTACTCAACAGGGGGTAGCAGCGCGTCCTCGCCATTCGTTATAGAAACCGACGCTATCCCGTATGGAACGATGCTTGGAAAAAAGACTTCACAGCAACTCGAATACAAACTCGGCTCTCCGCTCGACTCTGGGGCTACGATAACAGCAAAATACCGCACGAATCTTACAGATACGTGGACTGCTTGTAATCCATTCGTGACTGAGACAAATCGTCTCTCAGGCTATGCTCCTGCGAACTTCCAACAGGTACAGTGGCTCCAGTTCCAGTTCACCTGTACGCCGATAACATCAAGTGCGACGACCAATACGTTTATTAGACTCCGTGAGATACGGCTTAGGTAGGCTATGAATAACGAAGCACAAATTAGGCAAATAGTGCGGGAGGAAATACGTAGAGCTGGCTCTGCTGGGCGTTTTAGTCAGAATCCTACTCAAAGACACATACATAACGATATAGATAGTCCAAAGATATCTCAACAGAACATCATTCCCCAGGTTCGGGCTATGGGAAATATAGAAATGGCTACGGATGGACAGACCTATACACTAGGAATTACGTTCAACGCTATTGCGGTTCAGCTTATGGGAGAAGCAATAAAATGGGAAACTGATTTTACTGTTGACGATACGACTACTGCATCCGCTGGAGCGGTTTACCAGTCCTCAAATGGATTTATTTACCAGGTTAGGACAAATATAGCTCCTACTACTACTACAATGGTGACATGGGGGCCGGGGAATAGTGGCGGCTTAGCAAATCCAGGTTCTTCTGGGACTCTTCACAAAGTATCTGGCTCTGGGGACGATACCATCAATTTTTCCAACTATTCGGGGACCCTTCTTTCGCGGGCAATCTGCATGGGAAATGCCCAACTTGGCCCAAGTTATTATTTCCAACCAGAGACTACTAGTTCTGTCGCAACAGGAGGCCCGGTTCAAAAGTTCATTCAATCTGGGGTGTATTTCGCCACAGACGAATCTGGCGCAACACCTGCGTCCCATGTTCTTACGACAGAAGAGCATATACTTTCTGTCGAATACCCCTCAAACACAATCTATGCGAGGGCAACAATCGTGAATTACTCTCCCAACTCAATAGATATCCTCGTCTCCTTGCAATATGGGTGGGAAATTATAGGCAACTGGGTGATAACATAACTAAGTATGAAAACTGTCGCACAACTCCTGAACACGGCTCTGAATCTCTCGCAGAACACGAGTCCGCAGAATCAGACCGTCATGCTCGAACTTCTGAACGAGCAGTACCGGCTGTTGCTTGAAAACTACTTCGACAACGAACAGTCGTTCTCTACGGAGACGATAGGTTCCATGGACTTGACACTTACAGCCTCTCCTGCGGCAGGAGATACTTCCGCTACTCTCACCTCAGCCTGGACGTATTCCTCCGGGGTACAGAAAGTCACCTTCGACAACGCTAATAGCGATTATTTCGATGTGCAGTTCACGACGGGAAGCGCGACGATAACCTGGCAGGAACCGCTTACAGGAGCTTGCACGAGTGCAGATATATCTACAACGGGTTTTCAAGCATACCGCCTCCCTGCCGGAATCTCAAAAATTACCGACAGCACCATAACGGTCGGTCAGTTGAAGTTCGTCCCGGCCCGTGTCGCTACCCGTCAGCAATGGGATAATCTGAACTTCCTTCCGTATTCCTCGGACATTCCAAACTACTATTTCATCTATGGCCCATATGTGTACTTCTGGCCCGTTCCGTCAACGACAGGGAATCAAATAACCTTCAACTATAAGACTCGCGTTCCCGACCTCTCAACCGCCTACGTCTTCAACAATGCTACCGGAACTCAATACAGCCCAAGCACGCAAAGCCCCGTAAACGGCGTTATCTGCTTCGATTACCAGCAGGGAACGATAACGAGCGCAGCGGATGACGCGGTGACGATTACTGGTACAGGAACTAAATGGGTCACAGCACAGGGGGCCACTGGAGGACTTGGTATGCCCGCAAACGTGGATATGAGCCAGCAGACCCTTGCTCTAAGGATTGACCCGCCGCAGGGAGACGGACTCTGGTATCCCATCCAGCAGTTCACCGATGACACTCATCTCGTCCTTGCAACGCCTATACAGAATAGTTTTAGCCTCACCGGGGCTACCTATTCAATAGGTCAGGTTCCCCTCATGTATAAGTCCGAGGACTTCCACGAGATGCTTGTGTATGGGTCGCTTTTACTCTACTTCTCTGCTATCGTCCCCGACCCGAATAAGTACAAGCAGTTCGAGGCTGAATACCAGAAACGCGAGCAGAAGATGGCTGAATATGTAGGGACGAAGAGTGTGAACTATAATTTAGGTTCTAGCCCAGCGCTCCTTAATCCCAACGCATATCCTTTTTATCCAGGTTCGGTAAATAACCCTTAATAGTATGGCTTCCGCACCCGCACTCACTTCGTTCTCTCCGGCAGGACTTCTTGGTTCGTTCAAGACCCAGACCTCTACTCCGGCATATCTGCCCCAACAAGTTGCTGCACAACCGGCTGTTGCAGCATTTACACCACCGAAGCCGACGACTCCAGTTAAGAGCGTCTCTACGAACCCGGACGGAACGCAGACTACAACGTTCCACGCTCCGTCCATTCCTTCGTCTCCGGCTACAGCTCCGTCTGCGGCCCCAGTCTCTCCGAGCAACCCAGCCCCTACTTTCGGAGGCCTTATAGGAAGTCTCGCGGGTGCTGCACAACAGGGTTCTCCGGCCGCGCAGAAGTATACCCAGCAGACTGCTGATTACGGGGCGGGGAGTGTAGATGTTGGTAAACGGGCACAAGATATAGCTGACTTTTACCAGAAACAGGCCCAAGCGACCTTACCGATGCTTAAATTCGCTTCAGGTCTTGAATCAAGCGGTGCGCCAACCCCAATAGCACTTGGCCTTGGGAACCTGGAATACAATGCGGCAACCAATCGGCTGGCCGGACTTTCTCAGGCTGAAAATGCGGCTCTTGCGGGCACTGCCCAGGGTCTTACCGCCCAGCAACAGGCCGCAAATGCCGCAAATCAGGCCGCAGGACAGGCATATACAGGTCAGGGACTCACCCAGTCTGGTCTTACGAGTGCAGCGGGCCTCGCACAGCCTAATCTTGGCTCTATCGGCCAGGTTCCTTTCTCTCCTACTGACCTTAGTCAGGGCTCTCCGCTCGGTGCTCCAGGCGGGACGGCAGCGGACGCTGCTCGTGTTGCAGGCCAGTTCCAGGGCGCACAGGCGGCTGCTGCGGCTCCTGGGCAGACGCAGGCAACTATCTACGGCACTCAGGTAGGTCAGCAGGCCGCATATCAGTCTGCTCATCAGCAGGCATCGGCTCTTACTTCGCAGTTAAGCGACCTTATAAGTTCATTCGGTCTCAATCCGAGCGACCTGACGGCGGTAAATGCAGGCATTCAGACCATCGCGCAGCATACGAGCGACCCGCGCTATCAGATACTGAACAACTACCTGAGCGACGTGGCTGCACGATACTCGCAGGTGCTTACCCCTCCGGGCGGTTCTGCAACGGACACCACCCGCGCGACTGCGGCTTCCATGATTAACGCTCTTGCAAGCGGGAATAGCATACAAACCGTCCTTCAGTCGCTTGACCAGCAGGCGCAGGCGGTCGTGGCAAATGTCATAACCCCTCAAGCGGGGGGAGGAGCGTCTACAAGCGGTGCTTCAGCAAGCGGGTTCGGATGGAACGGTTAACATGGAAAATGACGCCTTCGCAAACCCGGACAAGCAGGCTCTGGCATTAGCGCACGCCATAGCTCTCCAGGAGAGCGGCCAGAACGGAAAGCCTAACTACAATGCCGTTGGCGATAACGGTACTTCGCACGGAGCGTACCAATGGCAGCCAGGAAACTACGAAGCGGCCGCTAAGGAAGCGGGTCTTGACCCAACTGACTTCAGCCCTGCGACTCAGGACAAAGTGGCTTATTATCAGGTCAAAAAGTACAAAGACCAGGGACTCGACCCCGGCCAGATAGCCTCTATTTGGAACTCCGGTTCTCCTGATAACTGGAAAGACCACTCAGGCACTACGACCATAAATGGTAAGGAGATACACTATGACACGCCCGCGTATGTTAATGGAGTGAAGAAATACTATCAGCAACTAACTGCCTCCCAGACTCCTTCCTATAACCCAAAGCCTTACTCTACCGGAGCTGTTCCCGGGTTGGTGAACTATGGCGCACCGAGCGATACCCCTTCAACCCAGGAAGGTGACGGCGGTCTTGTAGGACAACTTTCAAAGCGGGGAACCGATATAGCAGAGACTATAAACAAAGCGACGAGCGGGAAAATGGGAGCACCGATTATTTCTGCACCATTGCAGATTGCTGGTTCGTTAGCTGGTGGCGTTGGAGACGTGACCAATGCTGCGCTCGGTCTTATTCCTGGTGTTAAGGAAGTAGAGAAAGGAATCGGGCAGGGAGTAGAGAATCTTGCCCAAACTCCTACCGGTCAGTCTGTCGTTCAGGCGTATGAATCTTTCGCAAATAAACACCCGGAACTTGCTAATGACATAGGGGCGGCTGCAAACATAGCGACCGCAGTTCCCATTCTTCGTGGCGTTGGGGCAATAAAAGATGTTGTGGGAAGCGGAATCGGCGCGGCTCTTCATGGAAGTGAAGATGCAGTTTTTGATGCTGTTTCTCCTCGATTGACTGGAAAGGCACTTCAGCAAGCGATAGAGACCCAGGGCACTACCAATAAGGGTTTCCTTGGAAAGACTGTCCTAAATCCCGATAGGGCTTCTATAAACGCGGCAAATGCCGTTAAAGAGAACGTGCCGAAGTTCAACCCCGAAAAGCCTCTAACGTACAACATTGCTGCGACAAAGAACGCAGTTAATAAACTTGCAAGTAATCTAAAGTCAGAAATAGACCAGGCCGCGTCGGGGCGCATCTACTCTTTCCAGGAACTAAACTCCTATCTCCATGCACTACCGAAACCGACCTTGCTTGTTGGCGATATGGAGAAAGTCTACGACAAGGTAATAAACAAGGCCGTTGAAATAGCTAAGGAGAACGGAGGGAAGGTATCTAGTCTCCTAGATACCAGGAAGGCATTTGACTCGTTCATAGGGGACGAGTTCCCTAATCTTTATAACAGCGATGTGCTTACCCCGATGCGTGTTGCGGTTAAGAATATACGAAATGGTCTGACCAAGTTCACAGCACAGAATCTTCCCGAAGGGTTTGGCCTTCAGGAGAAGCTTCTGACCCAGCACAATCTTCTCAATGCGATTGAAAACATGGCGTCTAAGGCGGCTATTGGAGCGACGAAAGAGATAGGTTCTACCATCCCTAGTCGATTCCTCGGTAAGCATCCTCTCATTCGTGCCGGTCTAAAGGGAGCGGCACGGGCAATAGAAACAGGAATTGGTGTTAAGGGTGCAGAATCTCTAATCCCATGATACCTCGACCCACTTACCAAGTACCCATATCGCAAAGAGTATGAGTAACCACATCATGGCGTCGCATCCACACACTCCCAATGGTCTGAACCATCAGCATTCTTTGAGACGACAAGGCAGCCAGTACCGCCCATTTTCTGTTTTTCAACGACCGGCTCAGGAGCAGGTTTGCTCTGAGAAAATGCCCAAATCCCGCCACAGACAGCGACTAGCAGCAACCCTATTGCAACCTTGTTCATATGGGTATCCTACCATATAGGATATAAAAGTCAATATGCCTGGCCTCATCAAGCAACTCTCAAAAGCAAAGGAACGCAATTGCGTCCTCATTCGCCACGGGGAGACAGAAATGAACCAGGAGGATGTAGTTAGGGGCTGGACAGAGACCTCCCTTGACGAGGGAGGGCAAGAAAATGCCCGAGAACTCGGTAGGGAACTTAAAGAGGCCTATATAGATGGGATTATCGCCTCGGACTTGCTCAGAACCATGCAAACGGCCTGTCTGGTATCTGAGGAATCGGGCATTCCTATTCTCGCCCTATCCTCCAACCTCCACACATGGAACGTAGGGAAATATACAGGTAAGCCCACGAAGACTGCCGACCCCATTCTTGAGAAGTTAGCTGTGGAACAGCCAGAAAAAGAGATAGAGGATGGGGAATCTTTTAATAACTTCAAGTACCGCTATCTCCTTCAAATCATCGCTTTTATGAACGAATACAGCGATAAAACCGTAGCCTTCGTCGTTCACGGAAGGAATCTTGCGGTTATGAATGCATGGTGCGAGGCAGGATGTCCAGACGACTTCGAGTTGTATGATGACCTCTCCTATGAGAGTTTTCCACCGGCTACCGCCCATATGTTCAAGATAAAGTCAAATTACCTAGTATAATTTCCCTTATGAAAAAAATCTCCTATTTCATCGCAAGCATCGCAATAGTGGCAGTATTTGCTGTTGCAATACCCGCACACAGTCAAGTCAGTACCAACTACTGGAAACTGGTCAGCAATTATATAAATCCAAATATCGCCTCTTGGGGGCTTCAAATTCCATCTTTGGCAAACCTTGCTTGTCTTGGTACGGATTCTAATGGAAAATTTCAACTAGGAACCTGTGGAAGTAGTAACACAGGACTTGCCACTACTTCACCGTGGATACAAGGACAAGTGGCATACGTTGTAGATAATAGTCATGTTTCAAGTGCGGCAACTTCAACACTCGGAGGTGGTACAACTGGTCTTTCGTTTTCAAATTCTCCGGCAATTATTGGAGCATCAGCATCCTCTCTTTCCGGTACTCTTATCGTAGCAAATGGCGGTACGAACTCTTCTTCGCTTGGAGCAGATAAAATCCTCTATACGAATCATGCGGGAAATACAGTTGTTGGTACAGCATCGTCTACACTTTTCGGTTCGGCAACTCCTGGATACGTGTGGAGCTATCAGAACGGCGCGGCTGGGTGGTATGCAACTTCTACCGGAGGAGGTGGAACAGTTACTAACATTGCAACTACCTGGCCTATAACCGGAGGACCGATAACAACAACAGGCACTCTTATTTGGGGAGGACTTGCAACGACATCAAATCCCACAGCAGGAAATATCTTTTACTCCGATGGAACGAATGGGCTAGTCCCCATAGCTACTACTTCAGTAAGCGGCGGCACCGGTATATCTCTCTCCGCAAATGCTGGAGCCCTTATCGGCGGCTCGAATCTTACCATCACCAACACCGCCCCAGACCAAACAGTGGTCATAAACGCAGGGGACGGGATAAGCGTGAGCAGTTCCTATCCAAACTTCACGATATATAACCCGTTTGCTGTAGCCACAACTTCAAATATCGCAGTCTCTCAGCTTAGCTACTTCACGAAGACCGGAGGAAAGACAACCATCGGCGGTGTCGCTACTACATCGCTTGGCGTGAGTGCTCCTATAACCTTCTCAGGAACTCTTGGAGCGCAAATTGGTGGCGCAGGGGGAAGCTTTGGGTGTACTAACGCTTCAAGCGGTGTCACTGGATGCCTCACAGGAACCGACTGGAATACCTTTAACGGGAAACTTGGGAGCTATGACGCATGGACGCATCCTAATACTCTCGGTTATTCCGCGACGACCTCAATTATGGGTTTCGGAACCACTACTCCTAAATGGATGCTGACGCTTGCATCCTCAACACGTCCGCAACTCACCTTGACTGACGCTTCTCTCACGTCTGCTCCTTTCAATTTTCGCGCGATAAATAAAGCGTTCTATCTTTCAACCTCTAGTCCACTCACGTTCGCCACTTCAACGAATCCAGTCCTCTCTGTTATTGACGGAGCTATTTCAGGGCTTGTAGGCATTGCGTCCTCCACCCCGCTCGCTCAGTTCTCGATAAATAGCGCACGGGGAGTGTGGCCGTTTGCGATAGGCAGTTCTACTGGAAATATATTCAGCATAAATGCTTCAGGAGCCATCCAGCTTACAGAACAGCGCTTTGCGACCTCTACCGCTGCACAGATTGACTGGACCACCACAGGCCCATCCGTTCTCTATCAGACCGGAACTGCGGCAACTACAATAAACATCATCAACGCCACGACTTCCCTTCAGGCAGGAAGTCGAAAGATGGTGACAGTATGTAACCCAGGGAATACCGCAGGAGCCATCACCTGGGGCGGTGTGGAGTGGGTAGGAAGCGCCGCGCCCACGCAAACGACTACGGCTAATGTGTGTGATACCTATCAGTTTTGGGTGACTGCGGCCACGAGTACCTCTGCTTCCCCGACATTCAAAGTCTTTGGCGGAGCTAATGTGAACATCAACTAAATGAAAACGCTGCTTCTCGCTCTATTGTTCTTTCTCATCGCGCCCCAGGCTCACGCTGCGATAGCTTTCAAAGGAGCGGGAGATGGAGGGCATTCTGCTGGAACAAGCTACTCAAATTCGATTACTGTTCCTGCGGGTACGGACCTACTTGTTATTGAACCAGTTACCGGAGGCGGTTCTGCGCCTTCAGCGGTTACGGTGGGAGGAATTGCAGCAAGCCACATAGCCGACTGCGTTGTAAGCGCTAACTTCGGTCCCTGCGGAGCGTGGTACTACAAATCCCCTGCTTCGGGTTCAGTTACCATCGCAGTCACAGGAACCTCCGCAGATACCGGATTCGTCTGGTCTGCCTATTCAGGCGTTGACCAGACGAATCCTATAGACAGTTCAAATGCTCCCGCAAAGACCACGACAACCTCATACACCATGAGCACGACTGTCGTGGCAACGAATGCATGGCTTGTGGGAGTAATAGGGAACCAGTCATCGGGAGGAAGCGCAGGGGCTGGCACCACCCAGAGAACCACTCAAACGAACGGAACACTCGGAGGCTACGGAGTGTATGACTCAAACGGGACAGTAAGCACTGGAAGCCAGAGCCTCGTCGTGACTCAGACAAATCAGGAAATAAGCGGAGTGGTGTTCTCTCTCACTCCTGCGGCCGCTGTCTCAAACTCATTCAAAATCCTATTGTGGGAGTTTTAATATGCTACAAACCCGACACATATTCGGCCTCTCCGCAAGCGCTACAAATCGCTTTATTAGTGGACCACAAACTCATCTTTCCTCCACAAGAATGTCTAAGGGTGCCGGTAATGAAGTCTCCTATGCGAGTGAGAGTATTCATACGCCAATTATACCATGAATGAACTCGAAACGCTACAGGAACAGTTTAAAGAGCACGCAAAGGACGATGAACGGCACTTCGCTGAAATCCGAGAGAGCATTGAACGAGTAGAAAAGAAAGTCGATGCCCTCGCTATGGCTCTCGCCCCACTCACCGACGCCTATAACGGAATCCTCTTTTCAAAGAAGTTTTTGGTAGGGGTTTCGGCGTTTGTCATTGCAATCGCTGCGATAGGGGGAGCAGTCATGTGGGTGATAAATCATTCAATACAACGATGAAACACACTGGATACAAACCTGAACCAACCGCCCCAGACCATTATTTTCTCGGGTCAAAAAAGCTCACCGAACGCTATGGCGCTGTCATTCTCATGCCGGGGGGTCACGGATGGAAACAATATCTCCCAGCACCAGAGGACCAGAGCAATAGATACATAGAACCCGAGGACTGCACTATCGCAAATGCCTTAAAGGCCTGGGAGACGGTAGCGAACAAACTAAAGGCGGATGGCGTACTAAAAGATACCGATTTCCCCAAGAACTGTTCTGAACGATTCAATGCTATTTGTGCAAATATAGGCCCAGAAGGAGGCTCGCCCTTCACTTCCGCAAATTCTATAGCATCTAATGGTGTCATTCCTGAAAACGTCCTTCCTTTTGACGACAAAATACGCACCTGGGACGAGTTCTATCACCCGAAGCCGATGACGGATGATTTCAAGAAACTGGCCGAGGATTGCACAAAGTATATAAATCTACAGCGAGAATGGGTTTTTAATGACGTTTCCGGCCAAATTACCATGAGTGAGAAGCTTGAGAAAATACAGGCGGCGTTGGAACGCGGGGTAGTCTGCGTATCTGTATATGCCTGGAATGACCCAGTAAATGGCCTGTACGAGAAGTCTTTAGGACAATCTGACTGTCACTGGACTCTCATGTACGACCAGGATGGTGTCTCTAAGATATTCGATACCTACGCCCCTTATTACAAAGATGTCTTTCAAGACTTCCAGTCGGCCATTCTCTATACCATGAGCCGTAAGACTGATGAAGAGGTTTCCCGTGAAAACACGCTCATTGGCCTCTATCAGAAGCTCATAGGACTCCTTCAACAGATGATTGACCTCATAAAAACAGGCGCATGGATACGATAATTCTTGGTATAATGAGCTTTATAGGGAAACTTTTTAAGTGGAATATGCCCAGCACTGATAATACTGTCACCGAGGTCCCTATAACGTCACCAGCGCCTCAAAATGCCACCCAGGACGAGACTTTGCTATGGGATACCCCACAGCACGCATATCATGCCACACGGGTCACCTGTGACAATCTAGGGCTTTCTGTGGCCGAAAAGAATCTCATCTGTGCATGTATATTTCAGGAAAGCCGGTTTGACAATAATGCTAAATGTTTTAATCGTGATAAGGGTGGAAAAATATGGAGCACTGATTGGGGAATTTGCCAGATAAACGATTGGTTTCACGTTGGGCCGCACAAGGAGTTCCCATCTACAAACTACATCGTAAACAATCCAGATAAAGCCGTAGAATGGATGATAGATATGTACAAAAAAGGCCAGCTTAAACAGTGGGTTTCGTACAGTTCTGGCGCGTACCGGACATGGCTTGACCCTTCTAGCTCAATGTGGCTCCTGGGGAAAACGTCTTGACTACCAACTCCTAGCATACATACTTACCCTATGGAAATAAGTCCAGCACTATCAGGATTTCTAAAGGGTCTTATGCTTGTTGTGTTCGGAGCGATTGCAGCGTATTTCAGCGATGCAACGCACCTTACCGGCGTCTTTCCTCCGCTTGTGGTTTCACTCGTGGTGGCGGTTGCTTCGGCTGTCGAATCAAGCATAAAGGCTAGCACCGGGGCGGCCCTGTTCGGGGCCGTCAAGGTTAGAAAGGTATAATACCCTTCGCTCTATTCCTGGCGTTAGTGACAGCGCCGGTAAGTAGCACTCTTTCTCCTGAAATCGCTCATGCGCAGGAGGTTACGCAGGTTGTAGATGTTGATGAACTCATAAAAACAGCAGCGCAGAATGAACATATAAACTATGGAACCTTTTATAAAACTCTTAGCTGCGAATCGGGAAATTTCCAAGATGTTGCCATACAAAGTCAGGTTCCTGACCCGACAGGGCCCAACGGGAAGGAAGATAGTTGGGGCGCGGCACAAATCAACATCCCCTCTCATCCCGAAATAACGCGGGAACAAGCACAGGACCCGACATTCGCCATTCCTTGGGCCGCGAAAGAATATGCGAAGAATCCCCACACTTTCCATTGCTACGATATTGAAGTCAAAAACGGCTGGAAATAGGCCGAGGCTCCCTAGCTGTGTAAGGAGCCTTCACGAGACGTCCGAGACTATTGGAGGCGGCACGCCTTATCCTTGGTGTCTCTCGTTTCTCGATTCAGAGCGGCCATTTTCATAATTAGGGGATAATTTACCTCCGTCAAGAGACAGTGAGTGTATAGTGAAATCGGAGGTGTACTATGACGCTTGAAGAAGCCGCAAAACTACGTCACACAGATGCGGAAGGGATATTCAGAGAAGCCCGGGAACGGCACGGACTGGCTCTTTCTCCGGGAAACCACAAAAGCGACTATGCCTGGTATCTCCGGTGGAATGAACTTCCTCTCTATGTCACCCGCTACCTTCGTGAACTGGATAAACTTCAGCGATATCGAGCTTAGGAGCCTTCTGGCTCCTTCTTTTTAGCCGAGAAAATGGCCAGTATCTTCATCGAACTGTTCTTTTTTGAACGGGTCTATACGATTCAACAACTCTCCTTCGGGAGTAAAAAATGTCCGGATAGCTCGGAGAGGATTTTCCTCCGTCCCGTCGCCCTCCTGGTGTTCAATCATAATCACTCGGGAAAACCGAATAAAGTTCGTTAGATTTCCATATCCTGATTTCGGAGTGTTTTTGTTGGGGTTCATAGGGTACAGACGCTAGTTGAAGCTGAATAAACGCACGGACTTTTTATCAGAGAATCCCGCGCCCACTCTATCAGACCGATAGGCAGAAATAGCGCGTAGGCGATTGCGAATCCCAAGAAGGCTTGCCCGATAAGTTTCTCCATACCCTCCGTCAGTTATAGTTCTTTTGGTAAATACTATATTTCTTGGTCGCGTGACACTGCGAACACTCCAAATTTGAGTGAATGCGGTTGTAGCTCCCCCGACTTGGCGCAACCCATGTGTGTTTGTGATTTTCGCTCATACACTTTCTTCCCCCAGCCCGAGTGCTTTGGAGAGCACATTCAAAGCATGCGGCGCGCCCGAATAACGCTCCTTTTGAATTGTCTCCTCAATCACCCTCGCAACTTCTTTCTTGGGGAGGGTGTCCGCCGTGAGAAATTGCACTATAGTTTCCTGATGTTCTCGCGGAATGACCCATTTCTTTTCATCGCAGAGATGCCTAAACCGCGCCAATAGTTCTTCATTCATACGCTTAGTGAGTGGTTAGTGGAAATTCCTATACGCCCGAACGTCTTCTAAGGCACTTTCTCTCGTGCCCTTTCGCTTGTCCTTGAAGTACACCTCCCGCATCCGTTGCGCGGCGTGGTCAGCATTAAGCGCTTCCATCACCTCAAGGATTTCATCGTTCGTGTGCGAACAATTAAGGGCGTTCACTAATGCTCCGAGAAAACGTTCGCGTGTAGTCATCAATGGCTCGCGCTTCCGTGCCCGCTCATTCCCCATCATCATGTCGCTTTGTTTTTTGCTCATATCCCCCTTTCTAGGCTGGTAAGTTCTGCGGTGAGTGCAGTTTCTATTTCGGCGCGGCAGGCATCCCACTCATCGTTCAAGTCTTGTGGCCGTTCCGTGGGGCGTGGGTGCGCTTTACCCTTCGCTTCCGGCAACAACTCCAACGCCCGCTTCAACCCCAGCACAATGCCCTCGTCTTTGCCGATTGAGTGCGCTTCTGTGGTGGAGGAGGTGAGGAGGTCAAAAATATCCAACCAGTTTTCCTTCCATCCCTCGCCACTGCCACTCACAGCGACCTCAAACAATGCTGTTTCTTTTTCCAGCAAACGCGCCCGCACTTCTTCCTGAAAGGTGGTGAGGTTCATACTTCGTAGATTATTTCAACGGGAACGATGCAATCGGTTCTACCGAGCAGGCATGATATGTGTTCTTTTTCGAGAGAAACTTCATATATCGCGCCGTTCGTCAAACCGACATGCGCCCACGCCCGCACCGTCTTCTTCCCCTTGGGTTTGTTGGTGGTCATAGGATTTTCTCTATTTCGCGAGCAGTGGCAAGGAGTTCATCATGTACTCCTAGACCTGGGTGAGAGTTAATCCGGCCGTATCCTTTGTTCATATACACATCCATCCACTTGCCTGCGCGAGCGTATATAACTTTCAGGACACGTTCTTTTTTGGATGGACCGAACAGCATTCGCCCTATATCTACCTTCCCCCTAGATGTTTTGGTCATGGTATTGGTGGGTTAGAGATATTGTTTCAGTCGCTCAAATTCCGCACGGGCCTCTTGTAGGCGCTCATTGTTTTTCTCTCGTTCTATTTCATATTTAGTTTGGCCCAAGAAAAATGGGTCAATAAAGCGTCTGTTTCTTTCAAGAGACTCTACTCGGTCAAGCGCGCCTTGCGCCTTCATTTTCATCCACCACTTTTTGATAGTTTGCATACGCCGATTATCTTATTGACCCTTGTGGGGTGAGGGCTTCAATAATTGAGACGAATATTTCTCCGCTCTCATCGTCCGCGCTTCCGTAGTAAGCGAAATGAACACGAGTATCTTCGTCCATAGTGAAGTCGCCGCCCTTGTAGCCTTCGTAAGTCGCGCCGATTGCAGACTTCGCGTCCGCCAGCATATCCGCGACCTTAGTATTCTCTGTCGGCTCAAATGCGAGTTCGGCATAGATGCCACGCCATGAATGAGGATTGCTGAACCCCTTCGGCACGACCAAATCCTGTGGCAGTTTCTCCAATACTTTGATAAGTGATTTAAGCTCCATACTTCAGTTTGTTTTAGTTAGGCTCATAGCGTCTAGATACTTACGCGCGGCGTCATTTCGGGCTTTCATCACGCAACTCTTTGAACAGAAACGAGTGGCCCGGTTCTTCGGCTTCATTGGAAGCGAACACCACCCGCACGAAATTAGTGCTGGTATCTTTCGTGCATACTGATTGCCGCGCATATATTTGGCCACATCAGGCCGTTTACGTTTGAGGCCTGCTTCCGTGATTTTCTTACGCCATTCGTCGGTCATGTCGTACCGCACATGACAAGGCTTACAGAGTTGCAGAAAGAGCCGTTTATCCTTCCCGTACTTCAACCCCCTTTTGAGCGCCCACTCGTAATGGGTAGACTTTCGCTCACAGTCCACGTTTTCGCAGATACTTGCCTTTCCGTGCGTATCACGCATCCATTTGTGAATTGACTGATAGTCGTAGTTGCTTACGTCGTTTCTCATAGAGTTTCTAAGTAAGAACTTATTGTACCACCTTCGGCGAGCGCGTCTATCATGCGGTGCATGTAGGTTTTCCATGCTTCCTGCCGTTCAAGTGCTTCGGGCCACCCCTCCACCTTCCCCACGGCTTTCCATGCTTCGGGGTCTAGGAGGATTTCGTACATGAGGATTTCGCGGCTCTCCGAATGCAGTTCGCCCCGCTCATTCTTTTTACCCCAGCGAAACCATACTCCGTAGACTTTCTCTTTTTCGGGAACGAGGTACGAAATCTCCGGCGTACACAACGGCTTCTCAGTAAGGTCTTTTCGCCACCCTCCCTCTATCGCCTTCTCGATGAATGTCTGTATCTTCATGGCATTTCGTCTATTACGCGGAGTGCGGCTTCTCGGTAGGCGTTGTGGCCGTCTTCTCTGCCCGCGAAGTAATACTCATCCTGTTCCCTCACCTTAAC